GCGAGTCCGACAGGCAGCCGTCGATTCCATCAGCCTTGACGAACTGTGCGTAATCCTGCGCGTCGTCGTCCCAACACCAGAGCTCATGAAACCGCACCATCGGGTTTTCCGAATTCGGCTCGTAGGTCGGGCGCGGCATGTAGTCGGCCGACGCGCGGCCGACCATGGCGCCGGACATGTTGGCACCGCCGGTGGCGTCGATCAGCAGATTGGAGAGGATCGGCGGCATCTGGTCGTCGTAGACGCCGGGGTACCGCTTCAACTGGTTGATCTGGCCCTTCTTGCCGGCCTTGATCAACCGTTGCACGGCATTGTCCCAATTGAGGCAGTAGGTATGGATGAATGCCTCTTGGCTGTCCAAGTCGGGTTCTGACTCGTCGTAAACGGCAAAATCAACGGGAAGAAACAATTTTCCGAACAGCGACTCACGTTCGTTCGACCACCCCATCTTGATGAACATGGAGTCCAAGGAGAGTGCCCAATACACGGCGTCCGAAAAAGTGTAAGCCAAACCACAGTCCCGGAACTGGTCGTTCCACTCATCTTGGAGAGCCTGAACCTGATTGATGACTATCTCGTCGGAATTGCGCGGGGCGGAGAAAGCGTAACGGCAATGGTCGGCGGCGTAGAGGAAGCTCGTGACCAGATCCAGATGGGCCTCCAGGCGGTTGTACTTGCATTCGACCGTGTAGTCATTGGTCCCGAAATCCAGAAACCGCCGGCGAGTCGTATAGAGTACGTCTCGGTCTTGGCGTGAAGCCTTGCAAATGTCGTACACAACATCGATGCACTCGTCGCGCGCCCGTTTTGAACTCGGAATTATCATGTTACGTTATGCTCCTTGGCGCGGCGTGGCACGGCCGGGCTAGGCGAGGCGCGGCCGGCCAAGGCCAGGCGGGGCAAGGCGTGGCCCGGCGAGGCAAGGCACGGCACGGGAAGCCCGTCATCATGGCAGTCTGCCTCGATGGCGGGCTTCAAACCGCGGCACGGCGCCGGTGCCGGTGGCGGCCCACTTGTGGGCGCCGCGCGGAGTGCCGACCGCGGTACTGAGCTTCGCGGTGACGCCGGCGGGGGCGCAGTAGGATTGATTGTAGAGTTGGCCGTTGGGCGTCTCGGGGAGGTCGATGGCCCATCCGGCTTGACCGGGCGCCTGCCAGCGGCGCGAGCGGCCGGTGGGCACCGGGTTGACCTTGGGCATCATGCGCTCGCCGCGGCGCGGCGATTGGTAGTTGATATTGACGCCCTGCGGGTTGCGCGCAATCAAGTCCTTGGCAGTGGCATCTATAGCCTTGGTCTTGCCGGAGATTATGCCGGTGGTGCCGGGGATCCATTTGACGCGCAGACCGCCGCAACGGGGGCAAGGCGGGTGATCGGCGTCGGCCTCGGTCCATTCGTGCCGACAATGCCGATTCAGACAAAACCAGCTTCGAAAAATCACCACATTCCTCCCGCATGTTGTTGTTCTTGGCGGGGCCTGGCAAGGCCAGGCGTGGCCGGGCAAGGCATGGCATAGCAAGGCATGGCGCGGCGCGGGTGGCGGCTCATGCCGCCACCTGTTGGCGCTCGTGCCGCCGCGTCGCGTCATAGCGGGGCAACCGCTCAAACTGCGGATCGGTGATCTGCCAGGTGAGGCCCACCCGGCGCCAGCGTAGGCCGGCCTCGACCGCGCGAATGGCCTGGGCCAGGCGGTCGTGCATATTGGGGGAGCAGGGAATCTCCCCGCGCAGCATGTGATAGAGGTTGCCGCGGGATATGCCGGCAAATTCACAAAGGCAGGCCACCGGTACGGTGCGCCTGCCCTTTTCGTCCCTAAAGAGCGGATCGTATTTGAATCTGCGAAACCACCTGCTCAGTTCTTCATACGTCATGCCCTCCGTCCATGCGGGCCATCGTGCGGGCGTTGCCCAAGCTCACCTGCGGCTCCGCGGTGTAGCCCTTGCCGGCGCTTATCACGCTGACGCTGGTGATCTTGCCGGTGATCTTGCCGGTGAGATATTCGAACGGCACCGCCGCAGCGGCGCCGGCAAGGCCGAGAAAGCGAAGGAACGAGCGTCTATTCATACGCTCCCCAGATTCTTGCAGGAAGGACAATAGCTACGCTTGAACTGGAACTTCCAGCCGATCTTGGCAAAGCCGCGCGTCACGTCCTCGGTTATGTCGCGGTCCTTGTTATGGGAGTTGCCGCGCCGGAGCATGTTGGGATTGCCGAATGCCACGGTGCCGATCGGCACGTAGATGATTTCCGAGTCCTGGTGGCAGACAATGCACTGCGTGCGGATCGGCACCAGATTTTGCACCCACAGATGATTGACGTATTTCTTGGCGACGTTGACCGGATCGTCGAGCGAGCGAGGCTCGCTTTCGGGGCGGAACTCGACCGGGTTTTCCGCCAGCGGATTGCGCCGGCCGTCCCTGGTGTATTTGATAGGCGGGTCTAGAGCGTTGACTTCGGGCACAGGTTCTTAGCCCTCCAATGACGGAAAGCTTAGTCCCTGTGAGCGGAGGTAATTTAAAGCTATCGTTTCCACCTGTGAAGGCCCCCGTCCCTCCCTTTTTGCCATTTCCGCGCCGTATGTTACCCCCATGGCCTTGAGCCGATCCTTGAGTCGCCGGCGCCACGCCTCGTGCGCCAGGGCCGCGGCGACCACCCGATCGGACCGCTTGCCCTGCTCGTGGTCGACGATGCCCTTGTCGATCACGATGGTTTTCATTTCGTCGAGCAGGAACATGCTGCGGACCAGGTAGCGGGAGAGCTCGAAGGAATCCTTGAACGAGGAAAACATGCCGAACTTGTTGGACGCATTGGTTTTCCAATGCAGGGCGGTCGGCTGCTGCGTGATCGAATCGATGCGGTTGTAGAGGAACACCCGCATCAGGGTGAGGACGAATCGCAGATCGTACTCAACCTTGCCGTCCGCGGTGCGGTCGTACATTTCCGCCGTCTCGCGCCGCAGCGAGTTTATCTCGTTGGCGACGGCCTCGCCGGGTCCGGTGATCTCAAGGTTGTAAATGACATTCTTGAAGTAACCCGCAAGGTGACACAGTGCCCAGGCGCATTGATAGGTCGATACGGTAGGCGAGACAAACTCAGCCACCTGCACCAGCTTGTCGGCGTAGGCACGCGACACATTGATGACGGTGCGGTCGGCCTGGTCGCCAGAACCATAGGCGGGGTCACAGCCGAGAACGTAATGTCCATTGGCATCGGCTTCCTCCCAGATCTTCAATTCCGCCCGCCGGTCGCGGATCTGCTGGCACACCGTATCACGCCAATGATCCCCGAAGTGATAGCGGAACGGCATGTAGGGCATGTGCCGCGCCTCTTTCATAGCGTGCGAAAGATTGGGCGAGGCGAAGAACTGGCTGCCGGTGGCGACGAAGGCGTCGTCCTCGATCCAAGGGAATTGCTCGTCTGCCTTCACCTGGTCGCCGCCGAGCTCGGTGTCAACCTTCCAGCGGTACCAGGCAATTTGATTCCGGGTGATCCTGATTCCATACTGCGCCTCGACCGCCCGCACGCGCGAGCGTTCCAGGCGCGTCAGCGGCGTCTCGTGCCCGTGCGGCATGTAGACGGTGAACCAGGGGTGATCATCGGAAAATTGATAATGATCATGGCGCCACCAGCCGACGAAGATGCAGCAGATTGTCTGATCTTCCTTTGCCTCGCGCCACCGTTCTTCCCAGAAGTTGTACCCGTTCGCCGTTGTTTCCTCGATCTTGAGGCGGTGTGGATAATGCGTGGAGTAGGTTGCAGCCAATTCCTGCAAGTCGTCCGGCGAGCCCCAGAAGGCGACTTCCGTGCAGTGGAGGAAGTTGTTGGCGGCGGAACGCCCAAGCCCGCCTTTGGCCTTTTCTTTTGTACCTGCCACAAGGTACTGTAGCAGGCTCCCGTTCTTCAGAACGATCATGTCGCGGTTCTCCAAGTCCCACTTCACCTTGTGGGTCTTGGGCAGGCCGGCGAAGTACACCTTGATGGTGTTGCGGAAGAAATGCTTGGCTTGGTCGGTGTGGGTGACGAAGGAGCCGAGCAGGCCGGGATATTCGAATGCCCAGAACAGGTCGAGGGCAATGAAGAACGTGGTCATGCCCAACTGTCGCGCCTTCAAGATCAGGAACGTGGTGACGCCGCGGTCGATGGCCTCGACCATATGCTCCAATACATAGCGTTGGGTGCCGAGCATCTGCAGCGGCACCATGCCGAAATCCTTGGTCTGGATCTTCAGTCGGGAGAGGAAGGCTTCAAATCTTTCACGGGGAAACTTTGCCACCTGCGGGGTGGGCAGGATCAGTGATAGTACTCCCAGAGCGAGAGCGGATTATTGCTGCCGCTGGCGGCAATGGCATTGAGGCCGTTGGTGAAGGCCGGCAGGTTAGGCGCCCCCAGCATGATGCCGGTCTGCGTTGCCAGAGCAATGCAGCCGGCACCGCTCACCACTGCCGGAAACGGCTGGCCGCCAGGGTTGGCGGGAGTTTGCGGTCCGGTCGACGGACAGACCCAGATGGTGACCGCGGAGGCATTGAAGATATAGACGCCGACGCGCGAGGGATTGGCGGGCAGCACCGCAATGCTGGCACCCCCCACCACGGCAGCGATAGTAGCCGGCGATATGCTGGTGATCATTTTTCCAACTCCGCCACCTTCCTATGCAAATCAATGAACCGCGTTTGCAAGGCTTCGATGTCCGTTGCCATGATGTCGATGGCGGTACGCAAGAGGTGAATTGCGGCAACCTGCGGATTCGAGGCCAGCATGCCGAAATTCTCTTCCCGCACGGTCTTTACCCACTCGACCGGAATGCCCAGATCTTCCGCCACCTTGACGTCGTTCCACGGTACCGTGTACCCGGTGACCTCATCTTTATAGACGTCCTCCAGCTTGGCAAAGACGACACGTCGATCGGCCCGCTGCATCTGCCGCGGCAACTCCACTACTTTTCCGTTCATCGGCTTGCTCTCCTTGGCATGCATGGCGCGCATTTGCGCCGCCCGCTTCACGCAATCCGGGCAACGGTGGTGGCTGATGTTGTTGCCGACCTTCCAGCCTTCCGCTTCCAGCTTGTCGATGATCTTGCGGGTAAGAGCCTCATCGTCAGGCGGCCCCTTCATGTTACGGTTGACGTGCATGTATTTCACCACGCCGCATTTCCCGCATTTCGCGCGAATGCCGGGGGCGTGATTGTCGTCGCCGTGCTTGACGTGGCAGGATTCAAACA